GTCCAACCGTGCGACGGTCAACGTCCCCACTGAACCTCTGGTAACCCAGAAGGATCAAGAGGAATACGGCGAATCACTTGACGTGATGCGCAAAGTAACTCGTGAGGAACTGATCCCCGTCGCACAGAAGATCGCGCAGATTGATCGCTTGCTTCAACAGTTGCAGGTCAACGTTGTCCCACAGGTGCAAACCATGGCGCATCGTCAGGCTCAATCTGTTGAACAGCAGTTCTGGGCTGATCTGTCGATCATGATCCCCAACTGGCGCGACATTAACGACGACCAAGACTTTCAAACTTGGTTGCTCGATGTCGATCCGTTGACGGGCGTGGCACGCCAGACCATCCTTGAGGATGCACAGCGCAATCTTGATGTTCGTCGAGTGGGTAGTTTCTTCAGGTCTTGGCTTGAGATTACTGGACAAGCCAATGTTGCTCAAAACACCCGTCGGCAAGCGACTGCTTCCGAGTTGGAGAAACAGGTAGCCCCCGGTAAAGGCCGGAATACTGGTGCTCCGACTGGCGGAAACACGAAGACTTATACGCCTGATGACATCAAGTCGTTCTTCAACGACGTTCGTCAGGGTCGGTACAAGGGTCGTGAGCAGGAGCGTGACCGCGTTGAACGCGACATTTTCGCTGCACAGCGAGAAGGTCGCATCGTCACTCACGTTTGATTAGAGGAGTAATATCATGTCTTTTCCTACCGCATCTGGTCGCCCGAACTACTCGGGTAACTTCATTCCCGAAATCTGGTCGGGCAAACTGATCGAGAATTTCTACGACGCAACTGTGTTGGCTGCAATCTCCAACACCGATTACGAAGGTGAAATTCGTAGCATGGGCGATACGGTCAACATCCGTACCACCCCTGAGATCACCATCAAAACCTACGTGAAGGGCCAAACCCTGAGCGTTGAGAACCCTGACAAGCCTAAGCTCCAGTTGGTCATCGACAAGGGCGAGTACTTCGCTTGCGTTGAAGACGACGTGGACAAGGTTCAGTCTGATGTGAACATGATGGACACTTGGTCTAAGGACGCTTCTGAGCGTATGAAGATCAAGATCGACCAGCGCGTTCTGACCGACATCCTGCCGGACATCTCTGCCACCAACAAGGGCGCTGCTGCTGGTCGTATCACTGGCAACATCAACCTCGGCACCACTGGTTCTCCTGTTGCCATCTCCAAGACCAACGTCCTCGACTACATCGTCGATATGGGCACGGTTCTGGACGAAGCCAACGCCCCTGAAGGCGACCGCTTCTTGGTCATCCCCGCTAAGATGGCTGGCATGATTAAGAAGTCTGACCTGAAGGACGCTTCCATCACTGGTGACAGCATGTCTGTTATCCGCAATGGTCGCCTCGGTATGATCGACCGCTTCACCATCTACATGTCTCACAACCTGAGCGTGTCGAGCGGTAAGTTCAGCATCATCGCCGGTCACAAGATGGGCTTCACTTTCGCATCGCAGATGACGAACATGGAAACCATCCGTTCTGAGACCACTTTCGGTAACATCATCCGTGGCCTGCAAGTGTATGGCTACAAGGTGGTCAAGCCTGAAGCTCTGTCTCAAGGCATCATCACTTTGGCGTAATTGGCAGGGGGCTACGGCCCCCTTCCTGCAAACTTTTTAGGAGATTGAAATGGCTACATACACTGACGCTCTGGGCTTTAACAAAGGCTCTGCTGGTTTCCATGCTGCTGGTCTGACGAAAGTCAACCGCGTGGAAGTTGAACTCGACTTCGCTGCTATCGCTGCTGCTCGTTCTGCTGCTGGTGCTACCGCTCTGGCTGCTGGCGACGTGCTCGAAGCTATCCCTCTGCCTGCCAAGGCTCTGGTGATGGCTGTTGGCGTGGACGTGACCACTGCTGGTACGACTGACCTCGACCTCGACATCGGCGACGGTACTGATCCTGACGGCTTCCACGACGGTATCTCCGTTGACGCCGTTGGTTCTTTCTGCTCGGGCGTTGCTCTGGCTGAAGGTACGCCGAACACCATCGTCGGTTACAGCGCTGGCAAGTACTACTCTGCCGCTGATACCATCGACGTGAAGTTGGTTGGTGCTGTGCCCGGCAACTTGGTTTGCCGCGTGTGGGCTTTGGTTGTTGACGCAGCCTAAACAAGCGGGGGCTTCGGCCCCCGTTTTTCCAAGGAGATTGAGATGGCAGTTTTGAAAGCAAAACAACTTAGCGCCAGTGGGTTTGTGACCCAGCAGCGTGCGCTGTTCAAACAACTGCTGATCTTTCATCCGCTCAACGACGACTCAGAATACAAGTTCTATGATCTAGCAACCGCACCTGTCGGTGGTGAGCCGTACTACGCCTTTCAGGTGTACGGCAAGACTTCGCAGTTACTCCCAATCCCAGAGCCGGGAGTGTTGTTCGATGATGGAATTTATGTCACTGTGATCGCTGGGACTGTGGTCACAGTGTTTTACGAGGAGGTGTGATGGCTAAGACCCCAGCATGGCAGCGTAAGGAAGGTAAAGACCCTGACGGTGGTTTGAACGCCAAAGGTCGCGCTTCCTACAACAAAGCGAATCCGGGCAAGCCCGGACTCAAACCCCCACAGCCGGAAGGAGGCTCCCGCAAGGATTCGTTCTGCGCCCGCATGGAGGGTATGAAGAAAAAACTGACTTCCAAGAAGACAGCCAACGACCCGGACAGTCGGATCAACAAAAGCCTGCGGGCTTGGAAATGCTGATATGAAGCCAGTCTGGGACAAACCAAGACCAAAGGAGTTGGGCAAATCCAAACCTTTGTCGCCTGAGCAGAAAGCAAAGGCGAAAGCAGCAGCCAAGAAAGCGGGGCGCAAATACCCCAACTTGGTTGATAATATGAACGCAGCGAAAAGGAGAACTTGATGGCTCGCTACCTACGCAACAAACGTGATGGTTTCATCTACGACTACACCGAACTGTTGGCTGAAAACCCAATGGTCGAAGAAGTCACTGAGGAAGAAGCCTTCCCTGAGAAGTTTGTCCCCAAGGCACAGAAGGGCCGCAAGACCGGTCTGAAGCTGGAGACTCCGGCTGAGGAAATTCCTGTTGAACCTGCTGTCGAGAACGAGGAACTCAATCTCGAAGCCTCCAAAGGTCTGAACGTATGATTCTCGCCAATGTAATCACTGAGGTTCGCCGCATCCTCCAAGACATCGCCCCGCCTCAGCGGTACAGCGATACCGTGCTCCTCGGGTTTGCCAACCAAACCCTGAAGCGCATGGCTGTGTTGCGCCCTGACCTCTTTGCTTACATTGGGGAAATCCCTACCACTGCGGGTACTGTCATCCAGAGTATGCCCGCAGGTTCCATCCGTGTGATGGAGATTTTCAATGTCAAGGACGGTGCGGCTGTGACGGAAGTCAACCGCCAGTCCCTTGACGAGACGTACCCCGGCTGGGCAAGCGATCCTGCTGGCCCTGCTGTGAACTGGATGCGGCACATCCGCAATCCCAATCGCTTCTTTGTGTACCCCAAACCCCCCGCAGACCAGATTCTGATCGGGGAGTACGCGAAGACCCCTACTGACTACGGCCTCAACGATCAGGTTGAGTTGCTCCCTGATGCGTTCTTCCCTGTCGTTGTTGACGGGACGATCTTCTTGGCTGAGTCGGTGGACAACGAACATGTGAACTCCAACCGAGCCCAACTGTTCCAGCAGTCCTTCACACAGGCTCTGGGCGTGAGCGCACAAACCCGACCAATCACAGACACGGAGGAATCCGGTCTACCAGCAGATCAGGTGGTGTAATAAATGGCTCAGCGCACGTTCCTCTCCCTCGCCACACGCTTGGCTTCGAGCGTGCCGGGCTGTCCTCAGCCCATCATCGAGCAACATATTCGTGATACAGCAATCGAGGTGTGCGAGCGCACGCTTGCGTGGCGCTACGAGCAGCCTGCGATCCGGCTGACTCCCGGTGTGTATGAGTACCCCTACAACAACCCTTCGCAGTCTGAGGTGCACGCCTTCCTGACTGCGGCTGTTAACGGCGAGAAGCTGCAACCCGTGACGCTGGAGCAGTTGCATGACCAGTATCCTGACTGGCCTAGCCTTGACGCGACGAAGCGGGCTACCCCGCGCTTGATCTGCCAGCTTGACCCCGACAACTTCGTGCTCGCACCGCTGCCTGACAGCACAGTGAACTACGACCTGAAGATGATCGTGGCTCTGAAGCCCCTGCGTAGCGCGACAGCGATGGACAAGTCTGTGTTCGACGAGATCGAGAACGTCGTCATGCACGGTGCGTTGCAGCATTTGCTGGTGATGCCCAACAAAGCGTGGAGCGACCGCGAACTGGCTGCGTACCATGCCAAGCAGTACATTTCAAAAACAACTGAGCGTCGTGCCAGAGCGAATCTTGGGGCAGCCCGAGCCTCGCTGTCTG